CGACTTCGGATTCCAACTCGAAGAATTTCGCCTCCAATTTATCATGTGAAAGAATATTCAAACACTCATCTAAATCCGGGACCTTCTTCAATATCTCCTCTCCATAATCTTCATCTCTATCTTTCATATCAATTCTAGAAGTACTGGCGAACGGTTTGCCTGTGCCAATCGAGGCTTCAGCAAATCGAATACGAACAGATAATCCTCCTTCGAGATCAGGAAAGCTCGCCAAATCCGGATCTTCCTCAATCTCTTCATTAAGTTGATTCTGGAATAGGAATTGGCTAATGTCCCAGATGTGAATCTTCTCCTCGTAATCTTTATGTCCACGAGGAATCACCAAATACAAATTCCGCAATGATCTTTTGAGAGAATCAAGCTCCTCTTTCTCAGCCTTCTCTCGTATCCGCTTCGCCCGATATTCGCAAATTGGACATTGCCTGCCGGCAGAAACCGGACACACTACTGTCTCATTATTTATGCCAACATTTCGATGGACCCAGAATGGCCGTTTATACCAAAGTTCTTCAGGAACAGCAATGCCCAAATCATCATCACGATCCAGATGTGTAATAGCCGAAACCTTGTATGGGATGAAATCTAAAAGCACCCTAGAGTTTGGTTCTTCTTTGAAAATCTCCACACCTGCAGGTAGATTCAAATAACCATACTGCGCAACCTGTGTTTTCTGCTTATGGCTATTTCGTGCTACCCGATCTTTGAAACTACTTTTCTCCTTTGTCTTTTTCATACTCTTTACTCTCCTTTTCTTCTTGTTTGTGATCAACTGAATCAACGATAGCCCTCAACTTACCAAGAGTCGCGCTCTTGCTAAGTATGTACACATAAAATGGCAGAAATAAAACAACTATTGTAATAAGAATAGCCCATTTCATACAGCACTCCTTTCTCTCCGCATTCCCCGCGCGATTTTCTCATCCACTCCCTTTTGTCGTTTTCTATTTTCCCACTCTTTAGATAAATTTCTGGGTATTCTAGGTCCAGCAAAATACTGTTGCCCATGCAGTGTCACTAGGTTTTCCAAAGCCGCTTTTCTAGTAAAGCTAATCTCATTTTTCGCAATTTCCGCATATCCAAGCTCATACTCCTTATCAATCAAATCTGTTTTTGCTTTTCGATACACCTCAGATCTGCGATAATATGCTTCAATATCACTGGCATTCGGTTTGGATTTGCCAAGCTTTCCTTCTGGATCTTCATTCGCCTCAGCAATTAAATCACTCCGAATAGTCTTAACTCGTTCTTCTGCCAATTGCACTTGTCTCCTCAAAGCAACATAGTGTCGACCATATCGAAGAGCAAGATTGGCTTGATCCAACCATTCGACATCAAGCGCCGATTCATCAATCTCTATATCTTTCTCATAATCTAATTCACTCATCTCTCCCCCTCCTGTATATCTGTCAATGCATCGTAACAAGAAAAAGTAAGTTGTGGCCATCCATTATCATAAAATGGTTTTAACATAGCCTGCATCAGATAAGCCACATTCATATCACTTTTGCTCAGCAAAACAGCTTGGCAATATCCTAGAATAGCCCGCCGTATTGCTTCTGGATCTTTATTCTGCTCCTTCAAAGAACTAAGAATATTTGCAACCTTCTTCCAAGGCCCTAAATTAACAAGCGTCCGACAAAGTTCAATGATTTCCGATTGCCGTTCCGCGGCACGTTTCGCTTCTTCAAATCTTGATTCTTGAGGAACATTCAAAACACGATCCAAGATCTGTAGAGCATTCCTTGGGTAACCAAAACTATCCTGAATAATCTGATCGAAAATCTCCCCCCACTCCTTATCTCCTTGCTCTCCTTCTTTATGAAGAATGCGACGGAGCAAACGTTTCATATCCTGATCAGATAAAGGATTAAGAGAATATCGAGCACACCGACCTCTAATAGTATCAATCAGTCTATGTGGCTCCGTCGTTGCCAAAATGTAATAAACATGCTCAGGGGCATCTTCCAACGCTTTCAGAAAAGCATTCTGTGCATCCCCAGTCAACTTATGGGCTTCGTCTATTAACCAGACTAATATCTTTCCTTCAAGAGGAGCGTACTGAGATCGTGTTCTAATTTCCCGGATCGTATCAATTCCTCTAAAATCAGCCGAATCAACCTCTCGAAAATCCGAACCAACACAACCTAATTCTCTCGCCACAATTCTGCCTAGTGTCGTCTTCCCACATCCAGTTGGACCACTGAAAAGAAAAGCGTGCGCATGATTCTCTTTCTTTAACTCTCCACGCAAAGCAGAAACGGTATCTTCATTGCCCTGCATCTCTTCAAATCTTTGTGGTCGATACTTATGATATAACGACAACTCTTCTCTCCTTATCTTGTAGGCAGGGGACAGGAGCACCCCTAACTCGCCACCTGCCAGCCCCAAGGGTCCGACTATGCCATAAGGCGCCCCCACCTAACAAGCAAAGTAAACTAAACAGGAATTTCTCCATCACTATCTTTTTCAGCATTGATCACAATATGGACAATCTTTATATGACATTTTATCATCCCCTTACTATATTATACATTTCAATCAATTTTCGGCAAGCATCTGCTTTTCCGCCCAAGAAGCATCAATCGCACTCAGCTCAACATCAATCTCTAAAGGTGTTATAATCCAATGCCACGCCTTTGGCAAATCTTGACACGTAACCCGTCTAATAGTTGCCACAACATGCTCAAGTTCCGGAGGAAACACATCAACAAGAATAGAATCATGAATTTGTCCAATCAATCTGGATTTCCAATTTTCCTCCTGACTAATCCGATCTAACGCAATAAACGACCAAAGCAAACAATGAAACGCAGATCCCTGAATAGGATAGTTAATACAGTCATTGAATCCCATCAATCCTTTGCAACGAAACCCAGTAAACATATCGATGTAGCCACGTTTTTGGTACTGCTTCCACCATTCTTCTTTCCACTGTTGATACTGCTTGAACCGAACATTCCAGAAATGATCCTCCACTCGTTTGACATGCCCAGTAAAAGCATCTAAATCACTAATTCCTTTGGCAATAAAATGATCTGATAGAGTCGATCCATCTAAAGGAATCCCTTGCCCTGAACGCCACTTGCCTTGTTGGGGTAATTTGCCCCACCGACACGCCAAGTTAGGGGCGCAATTGCCATAGTAATCACCATAGAATTGCGGGAATACAAAACCATTCTTAGCAGCGCTTCGTAAGAAATCATGTTTCTTCTTTGAAAAGAAATCTAACACAAACAACTGCTCTGCCATATCGGCATGCATATCAGATACTGGATCCCCTATATACTTGAGCATCTCAGGATCTTTGTGATAGCAAGCAGCTATCCTAACTTCGATTCCACTATAATCAACTTCCAACAACTGATGTCCTAATCTAGGAAAAAGCGCCCCACGACAAATCTTCATTGCTTCTTCATCGCGTTTCGGAATATTCTGAAAATTAGGACCATCACTAGATGAGCGGAATGTCTTAACCGTATGTAGATTAAACGCTGGATGAAGATAGCCTCCCACTTGTTCTCTAACAAAAGCGCTTAAATATGTATCTCGGATCTTTGTCAGCTTCCGAGCTTCCAACAACCAATTTAGCTCAGGCAATCCAAGGGATTGCAACGCCTCTTGATCAGTTGTCCCTTGCTTTCCTGAAGAAGTCATTTTAACTGGCTTTATCTTCCGGATATTATACAGAATATGTGCCAACTGATAATCAGAATTGATATTGAAAGACTTTCCATAAACATGTTGCCACTGTTTGACTAGTTTACTTCGCAACGCTCTTCTGCGAGCACGCTCGATTCTTCTAGTCAAAATACTATTCTGTCTACTACAATATTCAACATCAACTCTAATCCCATACGCCTCAGCTCGAGAAAAAGCTAACGCCCCATTATGGAATAACGTATACGCCTGTTCGGTATTCGCCGTAGTTTTCATCATATCAATAAAGCATCGTCATCTGTTGTTTAGCTAATCGAAAACTATACAAGCTATCTAAAGCACAATACGTCAGCAGCTTTTTACGCCCAGTTGAATCTACAATTA